ACGTTTAACGGTAAATTAAACAATTACACGCTTGATGTTAAGTTAGCAAATGACTTAACAACAGGAGCAAATCAAAACATGAATAACGTAAGTGGATTTGTATTTAATTATGAAGCTAATTCGACTTATAGAGTTCACGTTTACGGTGCAATAAGTTCAGCAGCAACAACAGCTGGAGTTGGTTTTGCTTTTGATGTTAGCTCAGTAGTTACAAATGTATGGTTACAATTTTATCATCAATTAGCAACTGGTGGAACGATAACAGGAGGTTCGCAAGTTATTGATGCGACTAGCTATGCAGTAACAAGTGGAACTCCTGCAAACAATCAAATCATTCCGGTTTACGTTACCGGGTTAATTAACACAGCAGCAAACACAGGCACAGCACAATTACAATTTAGAAGCGAGGTCAATACAGCGGTTACCTTAAAAGCCGGATCAGTAATGGTAATAGAAAAATTATAATAATGGCAGAACAAGCAAATATAAAAATTAATGTAGATACTAGCGATGGGTCTAAATCATTAAAAGGTTTAAAAGATGAATTTAAAAGCTTACAAAAAGAGCTTGAGGCTTCAGAAATTGGAACGAAAAAATATAATCAAACTTTAGCAAAATTAGCTGAAGTAAAAAATGATATTAACGACTTAAATGAAGAAATAGGTAAGACTGTAGGTACTAATAAATATCAAGCTTTAGCACAGGTAGGCGGTACGATTACAAGCGGATTTACAAGTGCAACATCTGCGTTAAAATTATTTGGAGATCAGGGTGAAGAAATAGCTGCAGGACTTGATAAAGTAATGGGATTAGGTCAAGCATGGGGTGCTGCAAAAGAAGGAGTTAAGGCATTTGGTCAAAGCTCTAAGATAGCAATTCAAGGAATGGGTAAGGCTTTGATTGCAACTGGTATCGGTGCTTTAATTGTGGCATTGGGTACTATTGTAGCATATTGGGATGACATTAAAGCAGCGGTTAGCGGTGTAAGTGAGGAACAAAAAAAATTAAACGAACAAGCTGAAGCCAATTTAAAAGCAGAACAAGATAAACTTAACGCGGTTGGAGGTCAGGAAAATATCTTAAAGCTTCAAGGCAAGTCCGAAAAGGATATTTTGAACATGAAGATAAAGCAAACGGATGCAGTTATTTCTGCTACCGAGGCTCAAATGGTTCAAAACGATATTACCGCAAAAGCTCAAATAGCAGCCGCAAAAAGAAACAAAGATATATTAAAAGGTGTATTAGATTTTTTAACTACTCCTTTAAGAGCATTATTGCAAGGTATTGATTTAATAGGTAAGGCAATAGGTAAGAATTTCGGATTGGCTGAAGGCTTTAGCAATATACTAGACAAAGGTGCAAGTTTATTATTTGATCCTGAAGAAGAAACAAAAAAAGCAGAAGAAACAAGACAAGCAAGTTTAAAAACCATTGAGAAATTAAAAAACGATAGGGCAGGATTACAATTAGCCATTCAGCAAATAGACAAAGATGCTGCTCAAAAAAGTAGCGATGCTGCCAAGCAATCAGCCGAAGAAAGGTTAAAAGCCGAACAAGAATTACAAAAGAAATTAAAAGATTTAAGAGCTGAAAATATTGATGAGTTAGAAAAAGAAGAAAAAGAAAAGTTAAGGATTGCATACGAAGCCGAACAAGAAAGTATTAAAAACTCAAAAGCTAGTAAAGAATTAAAAGATCAAGTATTAAAAGAGTTAGAAATTAAATATCAGGATGACACAAAAGCAATAACGGATAAATACGAAGAAGAACGTAAAAAGAAAGCTGAAGAAGAAAGGCAAAAAAGATTAAAAGAAGAAGATGAAAGGATTAAAACTACTTTAGCTCAAATCGATAACGAGGAGTTAGAAAAAAAGAATAAGCGTGAATTAAGTTTACAAGATGAGTTAGATTTTGAGTATAGAAGGTTTGAAGCCTTAATGTCAAACACTCAACTCAACAATGAAGAAAAGCAAAAAATTCAATTAGAACACGCTGCTAAAATGGATGAAATACGCAACCGTGAGACGGAGGGCGAAAAAGCATACCAAGAAGCATTAGGTTATTTAAGGCAAAACGGTTTAAACGATATGCAAACGATAACAAGTTTGTTTATTAAAAACTCAGATAGAGCTGCAAAAGTTCAAAAAGCATTTGCGTTGGCACAATTAGCAATTGACTCAGGTAACGCTATTAGTACAATGATCCCGGCAGCATTTCAGAACGCAAAGAAAGCAGCTTCGACTGTACCTGGTCCTGCTGCGCCAGTTGTTTATGGTACGGTGTTAGCCGCAGGGTTAGCTAGTGGATTTGCAACCATAGCAGCAAACGTAGCAAAGGCAAAAGCATTACTTGCAAAAGCACCCGGAGGTGACGGTGGTGGAGGTGTTAATGTAGGTAGTGGTGGAGTAAGTGGTGGAGGTGCGCCTAATATTAGTCCGGTTGGTAATACCTCAACTAATATTGAGCAATTACAAAACCAAGGTAATAATAATAAACCATTAAAGGCGGTTGTAGTACAAACTGAATTAGCAAATGTTAATCAACAAGTAAACAGAATAGAAGAACGATCTAAAATAAATTAAAAATGAATTTACCAATTTACAGACTCGTAATAAACGAAGAAGAAACAAGCGGAGTTGACTATGTGGCTTTAGTCGATGACCCTGCAATCCTTAAAAACTGGGTAGCTTTTAAGAATCAAGAATTTGTTAAACCTTCAAAAGGTGAACGTGAGAATGAGTTTATACCACGTTGTATATCGACTTTAGTAGGTGAGGGTAAAGACCAGGAACAAGCAGCTGCCATTTGTTATTCTGTTTGGAAGGAAGAACATAAAAACGAAATGCAAATCCACGATGAAGAAAAGCGTGTGTTAGCTGGTCCACTTATGATTGCTGACTTACCTATTTACCGTGAGGATAAAAAGCTAGGTCAATACTATGTTTTGTTTGACCGTAAAACAATCGAACAAATATGTATTAAATACCACTACCAACAAAACAATAAAAATGTAAACTTAATGCATGATCCTAATCAAAAGGTCGAAGGTGTGTTTATGTTTAATGATTTTATCATTGACCGTAAAATTGGGGTAATGCCACCTAAAGGTTATGAAAGTTTACCCGATGGCAGTTGGTTTGGTTTTTACAAAGTTGAAAATCCCGAAGTTTGGACTAAGGTAAAAAACGGTGAAATAAGAGGTTTTAGTGTTGAGGGTATATTTGAACACCAATTTATAGTAGAAAAAGAAGAAACGCAAATAGAAGCCTTAATGGAGCGGTTTAAACGACTTCGCAATAAATTAGCCAATATGTTATAAAATAGTTCTTTAAAAAATACTACCATGAGTTTAAGAGAAAAATTTAAGGCTGAATATGAAGCCATTAAGCAAGAGTTAGAGCTTGCGACATTAGAGTTTAAGTCAATGTTTGGCATAGCTCAAAAATTCAATGACTATAAATTAGGGGACGGTACTATCGTTAAAACTGATATTGAGTTAGCAATTGGTGCTAAAATTGATGTGGTAGATACCGATGGCACTATGGCTCCGTTAATGGATGGCGAGTATGAAATTATGGTTGACGAAAAGCCAGTAAAGATCACGGTAGCAGCCGGTTACGTTACAGAAATGGAATCCCCTGAAGTTGAAGAGACTGAACAGCCTGAAGGTGAAGTTGCAAGCGGTGAAGAAGAGAAAAAGGACGAGCCAATGGCAGATGAAATGCCGGTTGAAGAAATGCCTGCCCCTGATCATGCAAGTGAAATGGAAGTTTTAAAAACTGAAATTGAAAACTTAAAAGCAGTTATTGCGGAGATCGTGGCAAAGATGGAAGGTTCAATGACTAACCAAGAAGAAACTAGCAAGTCACTTAGAAATTTAACTATTTCATTTGAGAAAATATTAAATCAACAGCAATCACAATTTGCACTTATTGAGAAAATAGGCAGTGAGCCTTCGGTGGAGCCTATCGCAAAAAGAAAAGAATTTGTAAACGCTGAAGATGTAAAAGCGAATTTTAGAAAACAGTTCGGATTATAATAATTTAAAAACAATAAAAAAATGGCACTATCATTAGGATCATTATCGGCCTACAGTTATGAAATGACTGCTCCGATATTCGAGACTGCCCTACTAGGTGACAGCTCAACAGACTTACTTACAAAAGTACCGGGTATCAAAAGCTCTGCTAAAATCCCAGTATTTGACTCAACTGCTCCGGCTCAAACTGGTAACGGTTGTAACCCTACTTCATCAGGTACTACAAGCATCACTCAAACAACTTTGTCAACTGTTGACTTTTCAGTTGAAGAACATATTTGTTTGAAGGATCTTGAAGCTTATTTCACTCAAGCATATTTGCCAGGTGGAGCTAAACCTGAAACAACTGAATTACTTGACAGAATCGTTAATCGTAAATTAGCTTACATTGCTAAGAACGTAGCACGTACTTTGTTCCAAGGTAAAACTACTTACACTAACTCAACTTGGTTGAAGTTAATGAATGGTTATATTTCTTTAATTGATACAGCAGGAACTGCTCAAGCAGCAACTACTCAGACGGATGTTACTACTTCGACTGTTAGAGGTATCGTTGAAGAAATGATCTTCCAAAAAATACCTTCAAGAGTATTGGGTAAGAATCCAGTATTAGCAATGGGTATGGAAAATTTCCGTGTGTTATTGCAAAAACTTTGGGCTGATAACTTGTATCACTACATCCCAGGTGCAAGAGAAAACAACACAATGGAATTGATTTACCCAGGTTCAAACGTAAAGGTTGTAGGTATTCAAGCTTTAAATAACGATAACGACATCGTTGAGACTGGAGTATTACCTACAGCAGTTAACGACCGTATGATCGCATTTGACAAAGAAAACTTTGTATTCGGATTCGATCAAGAAAACGATTTAACTGACTTCGATGTATTCTTTGATAAGACTTCAAGAAAATTAAAGTTCTTCTTAGCAGGTCGTATCGGAGTAGCGGTTCACGATTTCACAGCGGTAGCTCAATACAAAAACACTTAATAATTAATCAAAGGGCGGTGTAAAAAGCCGCCTTTTAAAATAAAACATTATGCCAACAAATTGCGTTATAATCGAAGGTATATCACTAGACTGCAAAGGAGTAGCCGGTGGTATCGACACTATTTATTTGGCTGAATTTGAGAATGTTTCAAGTATTACTGCAAGTTCTGGAATTGTATCGGGTATCACAATGGTAGCCGGTAAAAAATTCTTTGAATATAAAGTAAGACCTGAAAACGCTACTTTTACTCAAGAACAAACATTCAGCAAAGAAAATCAATCTTATTTTTCAGCTCAAACTTTGACTTTTGATATTTTCAAAATGAGTGCGAAAAATAGAAACATAATTAAGCTATTAGTTCAAAATAGAATATTAGCTATTATTAAATCTACAGAAGGTACATATTGGTTGTTAGGTGAGACTAGAGGGATGGATGTAACAACAGTAAGTGAGTCAACTGGTAAAGCAATGGGTGATAAAAATGGTTCAATGCTTACACTAGTTGTAAACGAACCTGATCCTGCAAATACGGTTAACTCCGGAATTATTGCGGCACTTCTTTAGTGTATTTCCATAGTTTGCGTTCAATTGGTAGCCCTGTAAGGCTACCTTTTGTTTTTTATAGCCATTTTAAAAAAAATAGTTCTTAAAGTATGCAAGTAATAAATAAAGGTCAAGCAAACAAGTTTGTAGTAACTGTAAAAGAGAAACAGACTTTGACTAATCCTTATTATTTGTTGGAGTTTACTAATAAAGTTGAAAAGACACCTATAAGGTTTGTTGCAAGTGATGTTAGCGGATTCCCTGAAAGGTTTAACCAGTTTAATATTATCGAGGGTACGACTGTAAATTTAACTGAAGAGGGTGAGTGGGATTACAAAGTATTTGAGCAATTAAGTAACTCAAACACTAATCCTGCTTTATGTGATAATTTATTACCTTTAGAGGTGGGGATGGTTTACGTTAAAGGAACGCCAACTATTCAAAAAAAGCAGTATGTTAAAACCCAAACAATAAAGACTTATGGAGCAGGGGCTTAATAATATGTTAATGGTATTGAAGTTTAACGCTTCAAAAGTACCCGTATTTAAAGAAGAAAAAAATAAGGATTGGATCATTTACGGTGCGGATGATAAAGAATATAAAAATAACTATCCTGGCTACCTTTTAAAGCTATTTAACCGATCAAGCAAACATAACGCTATCCTTACCTCAAAAGCCTTTTATATCGCAGGAAATGGCGTTACAGTAAAGGACGAAGGAACGAATACCACAAGTAAGTCAATTAGATTAGACTATTTAAAACAAGCTAATAAATACGGTGAGACTATTTCGGATATTGTTTATAAGTGTACGATGGATCGTCTTATTTACGGAGGTTATTATTTGGAGATCATTTGGAATAAGGCCGGAAATGATTTTGAATACTACCACATGGATTATAATTCAATCCGTATGGATAAGAGCGAAGAAGGTTATTGGTATTC